AGGGTCAGCATTTGAAAGGAAAGTAGCAAAGCTTCTTAACGAACACTTCGAAACTACAGACTTCCAAAGAACTCCTGGGTCAGGAGCATTCGCTACTACCCATAAGCTACCAGACCACCTAAAAATACATGGGGATTTAATAACTCCACTCAACTTCATATATACCATAGAGTGTAAGAAGGGTTACAACGATCTGGACCTATACTCTCTACTCAATCCAAAATCTAAGATCTACGAGTTCATCAAACAGACAGAAAAAGATGCAGTAGAAGCAAATAAATATGGATTAGTATTGATGGCTCAGGATCGTCGTGATATTATAGTTTTAATTAAGCAAGATAGCCATATATGTAATCAACTAAAGCTTAACAACAAAAGAGTGATATACATACTGAAGGACTATGCCTTAACAGCATTTAAAGATCTTTTAAGTATAGATAGGTCTTTATTCTTTAATTAAGTGACTAAACATTAACTCTTGAACTTCTAAGAGCTTGTTCATAAGTTCTTTAGAGGAGTATTGAGTGCTTGAATCTTCTCTCCTCTCACCAGGATAATAACCTTTTGGAACATTAAAGTCTACTGCTGTAATATTCTGTTTAAGACTAAACCCTATAGAACCTACACGCATTACTGTATCATACCAAGATACTTCACTTGAAGGGGAGTCAGATCCCATAAAAGAGCTTAAAGTATCTTTTATAAGTTTATTTCTTTTATGTCTAGCTGTTTTATTCTTTTTGGGGTTTACTACAGTATCATTAGCATCATTCCTATCATAAGCTCCCCTAGCTATTAATAAAGCCATGGTATGCTTCCAGGATTCTCTAGTGTCAGCGTCTTCACTCTCTAACCCTTCCCTAATACTGTTACTAAATAACATATTTTGTAATTCCTTCTTAACTTTTTCAGCCATTAGAATATCTTTAGGGTCATCTGATTGAGTTGTTAATTTCTTTATCTGGTCATCAGATATGTTTAAAGGGTTGTCTGCACCCCCTAAAGCACCCCATAACTCATTTCGTACTTCTTGAGTAGTAAGTGAAGTGGATTCTGCGTTTTGTAGTCTATCCATATTTGCATACTTTTCAGAAATAGAATCTAGATTCTCCATAACCTTAGGTATGTGATCCTTAGATTTAAATAAACTAGTCATCCCTTTTAACCATGCAGCCTCTTCTGGATCTCTAGAGCTACCTAACCTACTTAATTCACTAGATAAAGTACTAGTAATAGTTCTGACTGGGGGTTGTTTACCCATACGGTATCTACCAGTCGTCTCGTATTTTAAACTGTCATACCCTACATAAACCTCTTGGTCATCAGATACATCTCCCCATCTATTTTTAAAATCTTTCCACGCTTGCTCTGCCTTTTCTGGGGGTACACTTCCAGTAACTAATTGCTTTATGTTTTGTGGGGTTTTATCAAACCCAGTTCCCTGAAATTTCTTAGCCTTATCTTTATCAGTAAATAGATAGAATTGATCAGACTTAAAACCTTTCTTCCCTCCCCCAGTACCAACCCTTAGTATATAATCAGCACCACAACCCCTAACCTGATCTGCACGAAGTCTTATTAGCTTCTCTGCAAACTTCTCAAACTGTAAGTCTCCATAGTCTGATTTTAAATTCTTTACTGCATCTTGTACCAGAGTCCACTCTTCTGTTAGCGCAAAACCCTCACTAGGTAAATCAGACTGGATAACCCGTAATGCTTTATTAAGATTATCCCCCCACTTATCTCTCAGGTCAGTATATAATTCAGCAGCCCGTTGGTGATTAGTTTTAGATCCCTTCTTGCGATCCTCACTATCTGGCTTATACAATAAGAGCATTATTTGATCTGCTTGTTCCGACAATTCTGTAACTACTTGATTAGAGTCTAACGCAGCGTCACTATTCCTATAATTGGATTCTCTATCCTGAATAGGTATGGAGTATAAGGAAGAGTCAAAATCAGGGTCATCATCTTTCTTCTTTTCTAAAAAGTTATTGTAATTATCAAAATCCTTTAAGAATCTATCAGCCATACCAGGAGCAGCGGTAAAATTAATACCTGTGTCATCACCAGCATTAAAGTATAGTTCTCTAGTACCATCTTCACTTATTACAAAGTTTAAATTATCCCTAATAAAAGATAGCTCGTTATCAGCAGCCCTATTTTTGTTTCTAACTATATCTACCGATTTTATCATGGTAGATACTGCGCCTAAAACCTGCTCTTCTGTGGCTATAACTTCTCCCAAATCCATATCTCCCAAGGTGCCTAATTTTACTCCCCTCTCTTTACCCTCTCTAACAGTTTTATTAATTACTGCAAATATAGATCTTTTCTTTTCTGGATCATAAAATTCACCATCAGGTTTACCTTCAGCAGCATCCCATCCCCTATCCATGAGCTTTATTAGTTGGGTTCTAACCTCTGGACTATCCTTATATAAATCTAGTAATGCCGCACCTTCATTACTGTTTTCTAAATAATAAGCTTGTGGAGTTTTAGCTACCCCAGCTTGTTCCGCGCCCTCTCCACCACCCCAATAATATCTACCTACAGCAGTTCTATACCATCCAAGAACAGTAGAATCAACAGAGCAATTCTTCTTAACTATTGGAGATTTTGGGTGTTGGGGCCAAACAACTCCAGCACCACAACCCTCATCTGTACCAACAGTCTCAGTATTAGAACCAGAGTCACCATTAGTGGTAGGCTTCTTCTTCTCCTTCTTCTCCTCTTCTTCAGTAACAGTTTGGATCGGCTCAGATCCAGGTATAAGTTGTAATTCATCACTTAAACCTTTCGCCAACGCTAAATTAGGTTGGCTAGTTACTGATTGTTTGGCTGGAATAGTACGGGACTCTACATCAACCCCTGGAAACATAGAGGTTAATAACTTTACTGTAGCCAGTACAGTTGAATCAGCTTTAGTATTACTATCCCGCATATTAAGAAGAGCGGAAAATGAAGGAGGTTTACCTAATTCATCAGGCTTCTTACCTGCCTCATCTAAGGTGATACGAAACTTCCTCTTCTTAAGAAGTGCATAGCTAGTTAATAAATCTGTAAAGAAATCCATGTTGTATTAAAAAAACCCAACCCAACCAAAGACACAGGCTGAGTTGGGCTTTTACTCTAGTTATTATAGTTAGTTTTTATGCAGTGTCACCTGTATGAAGAATATAATCGTATCTAAAAGTTACTATAGCCGTATCAAATTCGTTAGTGGAGTAGTTTTTCTCAGCCTTAGCGAATCTTTTAGGGTAAAGACCAACCAGCTTAACCAATGAAACTGGAGACATTTTACCATCAAGTTCAAGAACTTCCGCAGTAGTCTTAAATCTTCCTGGAGTGTCCAAGAAAGAAGAAGTCATTTCTCCTGTAGCAGGATCATAAACTGTAGTGAAGTACTTGTACAACTGAACACCAGCCTTAGTCTTTAGTAAGTTATCAAAGGTAACTTCAAGCTCACCCATTGAAGGTCTACCTGGATAGTAAGTTGTATCATTAACTCTATTAACAAGAATATCTTCAACCTGAACCATCATTCCTGTTACCTTTTTAGCTGCTATAGTAAGAGGCTTAGAAAAACCCAGAGGAATTTCTATGTCTGCTGGTGGGAAGAAAGTTATTTCCCACTGATAAGCTCTAACGGAGTCTAAATCTTGAGAGATAACAGGTAATCCCTCAGTTTCGTTAAGGTCTCTGTTTAAGTTGTTAGCATAATAAGATGATTTAGCCATAGTTTAATCCTTTAAAAAGTTGCCGATTGGCTTGTAAGGTTCAGTTCGAAGATAACAATTTCCGCTGCCTTGGTAGGCTTAATAAGAACTTTGCACCATAATTCGTTCCTATCAACCCGAACAGGAGTGTTCACAGTTTCATCACAGACAACCTTATAGTCCGTAATACCTCTTCTTCTACGAATATCATCGAGAAGGGGGTTAACAACATTCACAACTTTTTCCCAAGTTGTAGCGTCATTAGGCTCAAATACAAATCTTCTAGTAGAAGACAGTAAACTCTTACGAACAACAATAAGCATTCGTCTAACATTGATTCTATCTAGAGCAGTAGGATTGCGTTGAGCAGTTCTTTGTCCAAAGATCATAATGCCCTGTTGGGGGAATTTAACAATCGGATTAACAACATTACCACCACTATACATGGAGTCTCTATCGCCCTGATTGACACTTACCTCCACATCTGTAGGTTTGGTCAATCTACCTCGTACAACGCCAGCAGGAGCAAACCAGGGATCTCCTACCTCGTCTGTATATGCCATCTGTCTAATGGCGAAGATGGACGGATCATACCAACGATCTCTGGATGCCATCCCGTCAAAAGTCTTAACCCAAGGCCAGTACACAGCAGCATAATTACTTACTATAGCAGCAGTGCGTTCATCTGACTGACCATTAGTCCAATCAATAGCTTGCTGGACAGTAGTTAATCCTTGTGGAGGTGATATAGCAACTAAGAAGTTTTGGCTAGTTTCACCTAAATTAACTAGAGTATTTTGAACATTTTGATCAGTGATTCCTGGGGTTGCTGCCATTGATATGTTAAGAGTATCATTATCAAGAGCATAAATACCAGTCTTGTTTATAGAATCACCTACTATATCACCAGGAACAGTCTCCGAACCATTATTACCACCAGCTAAAGCTTTACTTCCAGTAATAAGCTTGGAGAATCTTGGCGCAGCAGCTTTTACACCAGTACCATCATCACCCTTAAGTGGCTCACCTACCAAAGCACTCAATTGAGTTTGGAATGTTGGTAGAGAAGTAACACTAGCATCTGCTCCTTCATAGGCAAAGTACCCTTTTATATAATCCGACTTTAAGTTGTCCGTAGATCCTGTATTAATTACATCTTCCACAAACGCCCCAGAGGCTACTAAGGCCACTCTAAATGATTCTGTTGCGGCACCATCCCTATTTATATTTAAATTATTATTAACTCCACCAGTCTGGATAACTTCAGCAGAATATCCACTAGTAGTTCCATCAGATTTTGCACCTTCGTTGTAACCAATTCCTGGGTATAAACTTTGTACAGAATACCACAAGGAATCGTCAACCCCCGTGTTAACTATAGTACAACCAGTTACAGAAACAGTTGAGCTTTCCACGCTAGTAGCTATTCCACTCAAATCAATAGATTGTAGCGCACTTACACCAGTGCTATAACCAGATTCACTATAAGAAGACACAGTTAAGACCACTGAAGATCCAGCATAACCAGCAGCAACATAGCCCCCGCTTAAACCCGTAGCGGTATCATCGTAATACGCAGCGACAGAGGCACCGTCTAAAGCACCACCAACTATCTTCTGAATAGCTCTAGCTTGATCAGTAGAAGTTCCAGCAGGAATGGCGAAAGATTTAGGAGTAACAAATTTATCAACAGTATCAACCGTAACCTGAACCTTTAAATATAGGTCAGCAGTAACACCATATTGATTAGAACTTACTTGGAAAGCAGGGCAAGATCCAACAGGAACAACAGAGGAAGCATCAAGAGATCCAGTTCCAGCGGCTCTAACATAGTAAAGAGCATTAGTGGTTTCGAGAATCTCCACAGATCCTTCCAGCCCCTGACCAGTAATAGCCTCAGTAGGATTACCAAACATTTGGAATAGTCCTTCTTGTGAGGTTATTAAGGTAGCTTTATTAACTGGGCCTTGATTAGCAAAACCTACTATACCTACAACAGAGGGGTTGATAGAGACGGGATAATCACTATTATCCTTCTCAATAACATATACGCCAGGACTTACAAAATTAGCCATTGTTTATTTCCTTATGCATTAGTAATTTTTAATATTCTTTTAGACGCAAGATTTCTAACAGTATTAGTTATGGCCGAAGGAGGTACAACCACCTGTTCTCTGGGCGTTAACCACATCGTCTTTGGTCCTTTAGGGGTGGCAATAGTTATTTCCATGCCAGTAAAAGAATCATTTTTAATTACTTTCATAATATTCTCCTATATCTATTTATCGGTACACCATACTACAACACCAATTATTTTTTCAAGAAACCCATAGTTCAGAGACTACTTTTTCAATTCTACCAGTAGAAGTAATCTTGAACTGTGGGCTAGGTAGATAAGTCTCTATCTCCACCAGAAAGCTTTTACGAAGAAGCCTATCCTCTCTATCTGGGGCGGTAGATCCACCTTTATGGGATTCCGATACTAAAAAAGCTTTAATTGAGTTACTAATAGAAGTCTTCAACAATACACCAGGATTGAATCTGACCCTTATGGATTGCGATATTTGATCTAGATCTTCCATGTATTTACACCACAAATTCATGTTATACTGTATGGTAACTGGAACATCAGCCACACTTATAACTCTTTCCGCTCTCTGTATATCATCATTCCATACAGATCTTTGGATTAGGATATTATCGTATCTTCTTTTGGTAGTATCATCTTTGACGCTATCTTGCTGTATAGTTATCACAGGTAGGATAATATTGTTTTCCTGGAAGTATTTAGCTATCGTCCTTTCTGGCGCAGCATGAATAGATTTAACCCTCTGTAACTTATTTTCCCCATCAACATAGGAGAGATTACCAAAAGTCACTAGCATAGCTCTTAATAACTCTTTATACACTATAGGAGATAGCGTAGAATTGCTGGTAGCCTCTAAAGCGAAACTTTTAAATTTCTCATAGGCAGATCTACCCACTATGGATGGGGTAGTACCAGCGTATTCAGTAGTCTCTGATAGCACTTCTGCTATAGTCTTACCTGTATATACATCTTCTCTAGCTGTCAAGGTTCAGATACCCCCCAAGATCATTACTGCGCTCTGGTACATCCTCATTATGGATTTCTTCAGTATCACGAAGGAGTCTGGCAGAGCAAGCCATGTGGTAAACCCCATAGAGTTCAAAACTATCTTCTTGAACTTCAAACACTTCATACTTTTGGTTCTGAAATTTAGGCTCAATTATGTCCCCAGCAATAGGTATTCTATGTAACGACTGTGTAATATAAGACTTATTAAAGATAAAGATTTGATCATTAGTTAATTCCAAACCAAACTCACTTAAGGATTCTTCCAACACAGTCGGATCATAATGTCCGTGAACCAGTAAGGGTTCTGAATCTATAACCTTACTACGACTCTCTAAATATACATCATCGAAATCTTCTGAGCGTCTAAATTTATAATAAAATAGTTCAGAGCCTCCCAGTCTTATGATTTCATCATCAACCAAGTTAAATAAATTAATATCATTATTAGTTTGATCAAATAAACTAAGCTTTGTCCCCCCCAATAACTCAGGAAGGGGGGGCATTGGAGTAGTTACTGTATATTTTTTATTTTTAGCCATTAGTATGTACTAAATCTCGGTGGTTCTTCAATCTCCTTCATAAGCTCTATTTTAAGAGCCTCTTTCTCCTTCTCCCCCTCTCCTATTAGGGCAGCACCATTCATCTGAGTACCACCAGCAGGACTGGGAATTAAAGAGTATTTACTTCGTATCTCACCTAGTAATATTTTAGCACAAGCTAAAGTATATTTTTGTACCCAGTTTAGGTACGATGGTGGCATAGTATTTGTATCTAAATGCCTATATTGTAAGATAATAGGCTCTGGAGTTGTCGTAGGGGGAGGAGTAAGTTGTATATACTGATTATTAATTATATCCCATGATCCATCTTGCCCTAATATCTTTCTAGTCATCTCCATATTAGCTTGAAGAAGATAGTAATCCCCAATACTAAAGTTATTAAAGAGATAATTATCCTGGAAATATTTAATAAAGAAGTCAAATTCTAGTGTACCTGCCTGTGCTTGAATGCTTAACAAAGATTTCTTGTATACAACATTAACTAAGTTATTCAGAACCCATGGGGGCATAGTGTATAAATTCACACCAGCGGAACCATCAAAGACGGCAAACTGTGTAGCCCAATAAGGAGTATGATAATCTAAAAGAGTTACAGACTCATCAATACAAGTTTTAACTTGGTAGGGGGTAAGCTCCACCCTGACAATAGGATGACCCATCCTAGCTAATACAAAACTATTTATTTGTTCCTCAAAAGGATTAAATTCTACAGCATCTGATTCAGTAGTTTTATTTAATGTATCTGGATTAATATAACCTAAAGGTTTGTTATCTAATATATTATTAGATATTGGATCAACGACCCCTGACTGCCCCCAAGTGGTGATTATTGGATTACCTATCGTTGCCATTATTTAATTTTCCTTTAGACGATTTTTTAGTATGTTTTTTCTTAGTGGGTTTAAGTTTTTCATTAATTAGTTTAATATTTGGATAATCTAACTCCACATCGGATTCAAATATCTGTTGAGGTCTTACCTCTAGTATATCTGATCCTATGTAGAGAAGCATTTTAAACCTACATGTGCTTTTATATGTATACATTTCCTACTTTATATAGCCCTAAAAGAAAAATAGAGTGAGGACTTTTTTTAGTCCTCACTCTATGTTATCTAAAACTGTAGTGTCTAGTTAGACTTAGACATTACCGCTGCCCAAGTTAGTGGCATTTTCGGTCCATCCACCGAGTAACCCACCTGGGCCAGCGAATCTAATAATACGATAGAATCTAGCTTCTGGCGTAATAGCAGCTTTGCCGTACCGAGTAATCAGACCCTTACGAGGCTGGAAAGTCTGAGGATCAATGACCTTCGGCAGACCTTGGAGAGGAATATATGGAGCGTATATATAGCCAGCATCCATAGGACTGCTACCTTTATACCCCATCATGATCTCATCTTCAGGATACAGAGGATCAACATAAAGATCATAACGACCCATGAACTTACCAACATACGAAATGTTGTTCTTGCTCATGTTAGTAGGACCATCAACACGATCAATACCCCCCTGAAGTCTAGCAGAAGACTCAAGAAGAGATGCAACCACAGGAGCGCAAAGAAGCCAGTTACCAGCACCACGCTGAGTAGACTTATAAATATCCTGCGAAGCAATGTTAATCAGAGCAAGCAGGTTAGCATAAGTGTCGCCAACATGACGAGGAGCAAAGTTCAGAGCCGAAGAGGTCCAATCCATAAGGAACACATTAGTTCTACTACCTCTAGGGTTAGTAGGAAGACTAGCAGGGTTATTTTGGAAATCGCCAAAATTACTATCAACATTAGTACCAGTGTTGGTAAAGTTGTTGGAGTTTCCCCAATCAAGGTTCTGTCTGTTGAAAGGACCAACAGTGCTAGTAACATCATATGCAATCATACGAATGTCTTCAATAAGTTCACGATCAATCTCAAGACGAAGCTCAGAACTAAGAAGATCCGTAAGTTCGCGCTCTAAATCAAGGTTGTGATAAGCCTTAAGGTCTTGAGAAGCCTCAAGAGTCCAAAGGGCTCTCATCTTACGGGTTCTAGCAACAACAGGCTGTTGCTCGATGTGGAAGGTCATGTCAGGAATTCCAGTACCAGTAAGAAGTTCGCCAGCACTCATGGAGAATCCCCATGTAGATCTAGACTCAGTATTGGCTGGGAAATCAGCAATCTCGCCACCATAGGTAGCAGAAGCGTTTCCAGCCTCACCAGCACCAAGACTCATATCAGAAAGGTCATAAGTAGTACCAGTATCAATAGTATTACCAAGTCCACCAATTTCAGAAGTCTCAAGACCACCCCAAGTAAGGTTGTACTTGCTGTAAAGGGTGCGCTCTTGGGCACCATTAGCATTTCTGTCGGACCCAAGGTAGAACACCTGGGAAACAGGGCCGCTCATGGGCTGAACGCCACAAATCTTGTTGGCAATCAGTTCGGGGAACACCCGTCGAACGAGAGGAAAAGCGAATTTCTGGAAAGTGCCCATAGACTGAGTAGTAGTTTCAGCCTCGTCAAGTCTTTCGGTCATGATAGACTTGGCTTGGTTTTCCAGAAGTTGTGCCGTAACTCTCTGAACATAAGAATCTTCAATGTCTTCAAGAACAGGAGCCCACTTTGCTAAAACAGCATTGTCTGCGCCTGGTTCCATAATTTCATCATTAATCATAATATAAAATCCGTATCAGTTAGTTTTTAGAGTCAGGCATGAAAGCCATAACCTCTTCGGTTAAGAACGGATTGCCTAGTGTATTTATAGGTCGTTGGTCCGTTGTTGGAGCGTCCACATTTTCGGAAATAATAATAGCTTTCTCGGTGGACTCGAAATCACTATTAACTTCTTCTTCAAGATTCACCACGGAATCTTGAAGTGTACTATTTTGTTCGGTAAGAACTTCTATTTTATCTTCGTAGTTGTTCATAAGTCTATCTAGTCTATTATTTTCTTTAATAGCTTCAGATAATTCATAAGCAAGAACTTCGTTATCCTTCTCTACTTTTTGAATATCCTCATTAACTTTAGACACTACAGGATTCAGATCTTCACGATCTATTTCAAATGCAAGGACACTCTTAATATCCTTAAGGGCTTGAGCGTCACGATAAATCTCATGGGACTCAGAAAGCTCTTCAAGAGCAGCCTCTTGGATAGTGTCCATTTGATGACGAAGGAATGCATGAACTTTATTAGTAAGCATATCCATCTCTTCATCCAATCTTTCGGAAATAATACCTTGCATAACCTTTGCAATCTCAGAAATAAGCTCCTCACTCATTCCTTCTGGCAGTAAGTCTGCAATATCTTTTACTTTGTCTGACATAATTAATTCTCCTATCTGTTTATATGTATGCACCCCATATTACTAGAGGTGTTTTTTATTATTTTTTGTTCTTCCTAAAGTCACTACCAGCAGCGTGTGTTCTTTATAGTTCTTTATCCCCGATATTTCCCGCTCTTTAATTTATCCTCAACTCTTT